GACATATACAGCCGGATGCTGCTCGACTCGCAGGTGTCGGCCTCCATCACCGTACTCAAAGCCTCGATTGTCGAGACCGGCATGGAGCTGCAACCGGCAATCACCGACAAGCACGATCCCGACTACGAGCTGGCGGTCGGCATCCACAAAGAAGCCGAACGGATGCAGGGCCAGTACGTGACGCCGTTGGCAGACGTGCTCTGGAACATGGCCGACGCGATCCCGTTCGGCAACAAGATTGCTGAAATCAAGTGGGGTAAAAGCCCGTCACTCTCCGGCAAATCCCAGCTTCGCGTAACCGATATCAAGGTCAAGCCGCGGCGCTCGACCGCTTACGTGGTGGACGCGTACCTGAATATCATCGGCATTCTCGGCGCCATGCCGGGCAAGGGACTGCCGGTGCTGCTCGGCTACATCGCGGACCCGCAAGCCGTGGCTAACCTACTGCCGCGTGAGCGCTTCTTTGCTTACACCTGGCGGCCGATTGACTCTGACCCCCGCGGCACGAGTACGCTGCGGCCGTGCTTCGCTCCTTGGAACCGCAAGCAACAGATTTACGGCGACTATCTGAAGTTTCTGGCGCAGTTCGCCACGCCCTCCACGATTGGCTACACGCCGCCGTCCACGACTTATGCGCCGAACACCGATGACCTCGGCAATCCCAGTACGAGTGTGCCGGTCAAACTCACGCCGCAACAGAAGATGCTCGCCACGCTGATGGGGCTCAAGAACAGCTCGGCCCTGGTGTTTCCGAACGGCGCCATCGTGCAGCTCATCCAGAGCCAGGGCAACGGTGAAGCGTTTTACAAAGCGTTTGCCGAGTGCGATCAGCAGATTACGAAGGCGATCCTGACGCAGACGTTAACAACGGAGGAGGGCGAGCATCAGAGCCGCGCAGCCTCGCAGGTGCACATGGACGTCCAAGGCATCATCGTGCGTCAGGGTAAACTTGGCCTGCAGACGGCATACCGTCGTGACGTGCTCACGCCGTGGGTCCGCTACAACTATGGCGACCGCGCCGCAGACCTGCTGACGCCAATCTGCGACCTCGGCGCCGGAGACGAGCAGGACAAAGCCGCCATCTGGGCATCCACCGCTTCGCTGAACAGCGCCGGCTATATCCGCAACGAAGAGCAGCGCGCCGAGATTGACAGCCAGATCGGTATCGCCGTGCGTGACCTCTCCATTCCGGCGGACGACCAGGGGCAAGCGGCCGACGTTGGGCTCCCGGGCGTGCCGGTGACCGCCGCTGATCCCGTGCTGGCGCAACAGGCGCAGAACGATACGCGGGCCGCGGGCTCCGAGCAAAGGCAACTTGTAGGTGCAGCGGCATGACGACGTTCACCGCTGAGCCGGTTGTGTTTGTTGCTCCCAAGAAGACGACCGCCGCCGTAGCACTTGCGTTGGCGGCGAGCCTCGCAGCGCAAATCGAGGACCTGGCGCAGAGTCTCGCGGATGAGGACATTGACGAATCGGAGTTCGTGACCCAAGCGCGGGCACTGCTCCTGGCTGCCGGCCAAGACGCTTCGGTCGGCCTCTCTGACGATGCGTTCGTGGACAAGCTGGTAGCCGGCAAGATGGATTACCTCGACGGCTTCGCCTCGGACGTTGCAGGCGGCGGACTGTCGGCGGCAGCGATTGCCCAGCGCAGTGTTCTGTGGGGCGGGATCGCCTACACGGCGTACCAGATGGCGAAGGCCAGCGGGGCCGCCGACAGCGGCGATCCAAAGATGACCTGGAGCGGCACGCTCGATGGGGCGACCTGTGATGGTTGCCGCGAGCTGATCGGCACGACGCGACGGGCATCCGACTGGGACGTGTTCCCCGGCGACCTGGAATGCAGCGGCAATGATCGCTGTGACCTCGACGAGGCTGCGGCATTCGCACGGGGGGCAGCGTATGTCCTTGCTTAGCGGCGTCGTGACATTCAGCGATGACGGTTATGTCGTACGTTCCGGGAAGGTCTTCGAGCTCGGCAACTATGCGGAGAAGCAGTTCAGTCTCAACGAAACGGAAGCGGACGCCGCTATCGCGGGATTCACTGAGGCCCCCATCGACTTTGAGCACACGCCTACGGTGCTGTCGGGGAAGCTTGGCGCACTGACATCGTTGCGGCGCGACGGCAACAGCCTGTTCGGTGACGTGCGCCTGCCGAAGTGGCTTGACGATGTGCTGGGCGTAACCGAACGCAAGGTCTCCGCGATGTGGAACAAGAGCACCAAACGGCTTGAAGGACTCGCGCTGGTACTCGATCCGCACATTCCCGATGCTGCCGTATTCAGTGCCTACGCCGAGTTTGCCGGCAAGCGTAATAACGCGACCGACGCCAAAGACATCCAAGCCATTCACGATCACAGCGCCGGCCTCGGGGCCGCGTGCGACGTAAAGAACGTGCAGTTTAGCAAGGAGCAGAAGCCCATGAGTTTCAAAGACAAGGTAGTCGCCTGGATGACCGGCGGGATGCCGGACGAATTCGAGGATACGCCCGCGGCGGCCGCCGCATCTCCTTCTCCGGTCGCCGCCGCGGGCAATCCTGAAGCGGACGCACTGCGAACCGAGCTCGTCGCCGAGCGCACCAAGCGCACCGGCATCGAGGCGGCAGCATTCGCAGCGTCCGAGATTGCCGCCAACCGTGCCACGCCGGCCGAAGAGGCGGGCTTAGTCAAGCAGTACGGTTATGCGGTCGAGTTCGACGCCCTGCGCGGCGCTGCCTTCTCTGCCGACAACCCCGAGAGCGCCGTTGCCACGTTCAAAGCAGCGCAGGCTGCGCGCACCCCGCACGAACTGACTGCGGAGCTACTGACCGGCAACGCGGCTATCTTCGGTGCCACGCAGGACACGCCGGACCCGACCCAGCCGAAGCCGGCATCACCAGAGCGCATCAAGGACATGCTCGGCATGACGCCGCTTGGGCAGTCCATTTTGAACAGTCGCAAGAACTAGGGAGGACGCTATGCCAACTACATCCATTGCAACGTTTGGAGCTCAGAGACTGATTCCGCTGATTGAACCGGACGATGCGCCACGCATCGACGTGAACCTTGCTACGGGTACCTATGCGCTGGGAACGGTGCTCGGTGAGGTGACGGCGACTCCGGGCACGTACAAGACGTACGCGACCGGCAACGTCGATGGCAGCCAGCTCGCAACTGGTCTGCTCGAATACGCCTGCGTGGTGGACGCCTCTGGGAACATCACGCTCGGCAACTCCGCCTCGGGCGGCGGCGAGTTCGCGCAAACGCAGAAGGGCGTGCCGATGTTCATCAGCGGCACTTTTAACTGTGCCGACCTGGTGGGGCTCGATGCCGGCGCCGTCACCAAGCTCGGTAGGCTCTTGCAGGGTACGATCACGGCCGGCAAGTTCAGCATGTACGGGGCGTAAAACGTCGTGGTAGACGAACCACGCAGAGCGCAAGAAAGGTAGGGTACTGCTATCGCTGATTTCACTTTTCCCTCCGCGATCGAACTGATGCAGATCGAACAGGAGATGATGCCGCAGTTAGTCCTCGGCGACCCAATGTTGGCGGACATCATGCCCATCCGCAACGTGGACGCTCACCTGCTCGAATGGGAACAGCAGGATAATTTCCTCGGGTTGCAAGGCGTACGCGGGCTCAACGGCGAGCCGTCGCGCGTCAAGCCAATCGGCGGCAAACGCTACCAGATGCAACCCGGCGTGTACGGCGAGTTCTACACGATTGACGAGATGTCTTTGACCGCTCGTCGCCCGTGGGGCACGTTTGTTGGGGCCATCAGCATCACTGACCTCGTTCGTGAGGGCCAGGACGTGCTGCTGCAGCGGCGACTGAACCGGTTGCGCTACATCGGCTGGACCCTGCTGGAGACCGGCACATTCAGCGTGGCCGACGGGACCAGCGTGCTGCATACCGACTCCTACACCACGCAGACATTCTCAGCGGGCGTGCCGTGGGCGACGGTGGCGACGGCAACGCCGCTGGCCGACCTCCGGGCCATTGCGCTCAAGGCTCGCGGCTATAGCTTGAGTTTCGGTGCCGGCGCCAAGGCGTACATGAACCAGACGACGCTGAATTCGTTGCTCAGCAACACGAACGCGGCGGACCTTGGTGGCCGGCGTGCTGCGGGCCTCTCAACGCTGAACAGCCCGGACCAGATTAACCAACTCATCACACAGGACGGGCTTGCCAACATCGTCGTCTATGACCAGGGCTACTACGACAGCACGGGAACGTTCCAGTTGTGGATTCCGAACAACAAGGTCGTGGTTGTCGGACGGCGCTCCACCGGCGACCCGCTGGCGGAGTACCGGATTACGCGCAACGCCAACAACGCGGGGCTCGCGCCTGGACCGTACACCAAGGTTGACGATGACCCCAACGAAGTACCGAGGCAGATAATCATACAGGACGGGCACAACGGCGGACCTGTATTATACCATCCCAATGGATTTGTGATCGCAACGGTCTGATACGCAATATTTGGAGGTGCAGAGCTATGCCACGCAACACACTCTATGGCGGCGAGGAACGGCCGAAGACCGTCGCCGGTCTCGGCGGGGCGCCGGTGCCGCCGTCCACTCCGGAAGAGCGGGAGAAACTGCCGAAAGATACGCTCTTCGAGGTCATGATCGACACGTTCGGCTATGAGCCGCAGTTCATTCGCGGCGACTTGATTACGCCCAAAGATGCGCCGGACTATGACCTGCTCTGGGCGGAACAAGTCGGCTCAGTCAGGCGAGCACCGGAGTATGTTCCACGTCACGCCGAAGCGGCGGCACGGCCGGCAAGTGCGCATAGTGTCGCTGCGTCTACCAGAGCCGAGTAGGAGCCCGCGATGGTTTTAGCGGCGGCCGACATCCAAAAGAAGATCGTGCTCATTACGGGCGACCTCGACCCGTCTACGGGTGATCGTCCCGCGATTGCTTCAATGGGCGTGCTGTCAACCAACGTCGCGTTCTTCTGGAGCCTCTACGCGGACAAGGCCTCAGTCTGGCCACGGCTGCAGGAACTGTACACACAACGCGATTGTCTGGACGCGCTGATCGCCGTGCGTGAGTCCTACCAGGTCAAGGCGAACTTGGGAACCGGCGTGAGCGTCGATCCGAGTGGACAGATGCAAGCGCTGCACGCTAAGCGCTTTTCGACTGACGCCATGATCAACGAACTGGAGAAGCTCTCGGTAGCTGACACCGACCCGCAGTCAGGGGAGTTGACCACGGTTGAGCCGGTGTCACCGCCCACGATTGGTAGCCTGCCCCTGTTCGGACCGCCGAACGCCAATAACCCGACCTATAGCGGCTCGCCGTACTGGCCGCAAAGGGTCGTGGGGCCGTGACCATACTGACAGCGGGCACGCTCACGACCATGGAGGGCTACGCGCAGGCGCTGATGCCGGACGCATTCTCGATTCTGCGCACCGTCTACACGCCGGACGGATACGGCGGGCAGCACGGTACGACCACCACCACCTCGACGGGCATCTGCCTGCTGCGGGCGCTCTCCGGCTCGGAGCAGATAACCGCTGACCGCCCGACGCTGATTAAACCGGCGGCGGTGGACCTACCGCTCGGCACGGACGTTACGGAAAAGGACCAGATAAAGGTCAATGCGACCCGGACATTCGAGGTGGTGGCGGTAATTGGTGGTGGCGGCTACGAGGTCAAACTGACCGCTATTAGTAACGAGATTAGCTAAGGAGCACGAAATGGCAGAGCAAATAATTCAGGGTGTTGAAGGACGGGCAATCCGGGACAACGGCCCCATGGTGTTGATTGAGCACCCGGACGGGCGTCAGTACGCGATGCTGCCCGCCGATTTCGAGGCGGCAAAGGACACCACGAAGGCGGGCTTCAAGGCCGTGTCTTACGAGGACGGCTCAAAATATATGCCACCGAAGCCGGAGCCCGTTCCCGCTTCGACTCCGAACCCCGCGAAGGCGCACAAGTAGATGGGTATCACGGTCACGCTGAACACGACGTATCTAGATCAGTTCATCGACGGCATGGTCGCGAAGGTTGCCGCCGCGCGCCAGGGCGTTGCGTCCGACGTGCAGTCCGAATGGCAGGGCGACGTGTTCAACCAGGAGACTACGTTGGACAAGGCCGACCAGCGGGATTACGACGCCAATATCGTTATCGACGAAGACGGGCCCGATCGCACGGTTGTGAGCACTGATATCCAGTGGGCGATCTATCAGGAATACGGAACGAGGTATCAGCCGGCGAGACCGTCCGCCACACAAGCGGCCGCGCGGGCGCGGGATAGATTGCCGGAAGCCATCGCGGAGGCGCTGAACTCATGACGGCTATCGCGACGCCGGTGGTGGAAGCCTGGATGTACGGCAAGCTATCGGGTGATACGACCTTGATGGCGCTGGCTCCGGGTGGCGTGTTCAATCGCTTGGCGCCGGAAGGCGCGACCTATCCGTTTGTGGTGTTCAGCTTTATGGCCGGTACGCTCAAGCTCGTGGTAGGCGCTAGCAAGCTGTGGGAGCAACTGGATTACGAAGTGGTGGGCATCGACAAGATGCAGAACTATGCAGGATTGGTGCCTATCGCCAATAGGATCGATGCGTTACTGCATGCAGCGCCGACGCAGGCCATCACCGGCGGCACGCTTGAATCGTGTAGCGGCAGGAGCCCCGTGAGGAGAGACGATCCACCAGTCTCGGGAGTCGTCTTTACGCACCTCGGTTTCCGGTACGACATAGTAGCGCAGACAACGTGAGATGGAAGACGACCGCGCCCTCTGGTTAGTGATTCGGCGCACCCTCGTCTATATCGTGCGCCATTTTGACAAGAAGTTCGGTACCGAGCCCAAGGAGGGCGGCACCTAACAACCGCAGACACCGGCCACGCTCGCCCCGTGTGAGCCTCGCCAAGCAGCAAACGAAGCCGCCGCACAGAGCGCCCGCTTTCGTCGCATACGAAAGGGGTGGCTCCAATGGCCGACCGGCCAGCACTTTACGAAATCAGTCAGATTTTCGTGGAAACGACCGAAGGCACCGCCGGGCCGGCGACCATCCGCGCATCGGCGTCGAGCTTTGACGTTGACCCGACGGTGGCGTTCAACCGGACAATCGGGATGGGTTACAACTTGCCCGTATTGGTTGACCCGATAAAACAGTGGACCGTCGTCAAGGCGAGCGGTGGACTCACCTATACCGAACTGCCCTACATCCTCGCTAGCGCGATTAAGTTCCTGGCGCCAACCGCCGGCGGGCTCGTCTCGCAGGTCTGGTCCGTCAAACCCTCCAGCACCGCGGTCGAGGTCACCAAGACCTACACGATTGAGCAGGGTCAAGCGGCCAGGGCCCAGCGCGCCTCGGGTTGTCGCTTCGCCGGCCTAACCATCGACCTGGATCGCAACGCAGGCTGCAAATTCACTGCCACCGGTATCGGGCAGCTGTTCAGCGACCCCTTCACACTGACAACGCTGACACCCGTTGCCGAGATCAACAGCATCGGCCTCGGCGCCGCCAGCGCCGGCACGGTGACGCTAACGTTTAACAACGGCGTCACCGCGGTCACGACCGCATCAATGGCCTACAACCTTACCACTGCGGCGGTACAAACCGCGATTAACACGGCTCTCGGCACGGGTAACTGTACCGTCTCCGGCGCGGGCCCTTGGCCGGCGGCGTTGACGTTCACGTTCACCGGAGCCTATGCCAACGCTCCCATCCTCGTTACCGGGACAGCAACGGGACTGACCGGCGGCGCGATCACAATCACGCGTTCCACCCCTGGCGTACGGACCGAAGTGCCCTTGGTGCCGGTGCTCGGTAGTCAGTTGGACTTCTTTATCGACCCCACGAGCGGCGCGTTCGGCACGACCAAGCTACTGCGGGCCGAGAAACTGAGCCTGGCCTTTGCTACCCGCTTCGCGCCGATGTTTGCGGCTAATACCGCGAATGCTTCATACGCAACGACCGTACCGGCGCCGGGGGCTGTCACTGGCTCTCTTGGGGTCCAAGCGGACGCCGCCGGTATGGCAATGCTCACGAACATGACCGCTGGTTCAACCTGGTATCTGCGCGGGATGGCCACCGGGGCGCTGATTGAGTCAGCGCATAACTTCAAGTTCATCGAAGACCTGTGCGTCAAGGTCAGCGGTGATCCGAACTTCTCCGCCTCGCAGGGCATGAAAATGATCACCTGGCCGTTTGAGGTCGTGCACGACTCCACCTATGGCGGCGGTTTCACGATCAGCGTGGAGAACCTCAGCACCGTTCTCGGAACGTAAGTTTGGAGGCTCTATGCCGCTGCAAGTCAGCGCGATTCGCAACTATACCCGGCCATTAGCGATCACGTTCGCCGGCGTGGACGACGTGCTGAACATCCGCTATCGGGCGATGGATCAGGACGCGATCACCCGTCACCGGCTCCAGCGGTACATCGAGATTGAGGCGCCGCCCGCTGAAGGCAGCGGCGTGCCAGATATGGAAGCCAAGGCGCAGCAATACAAGCTGGCTCACGCGGAGAGCCTGGTGGCGTTGGTGACCGAGTGGGATTACCTGGATGGTGGCAAGGCGATCGCGATCACCGCTAAGCGGCTGGTGCAGGAACCGGATCGGTTTCTCGTTCGGGTGCTGAACGCAATTCAGGAGGACGTAGCGCCGGATTTTTTGAGCGTGAAGCCCTCCAAAAATGGCTTCACACCGGAGGTCGAGAGGGCCGACTAGCCGGCTGGTACTGGCGGATTAAAGTCGCCGAACGAGCGGGCGTGACCGCTCAGGCGTTCGACCAGGAGCTGTCGCCGTACTGGCAGAGCCGGTATGAGGCGGCACTGATGGCCGAGAACGGCGCCACGAACGAGAGCATTAAGGACCAGAACTGGGCGGACACGATGAACAGGAAATATCACGGGTGATGGAGAGGCCTAGGAGCGGCGGCCGGTTAAGAGCAGGGACTCCATGCAAAGACCAAATAACAAGCTCGCAACGAGCAGAACTAATCCCGCCAGTAGCCGATCACGCGTCCCTAACGTGCCGGTAAGCCAGTCAGCTCCTTGGAGCACCTTCACATCGAAGTCAATCCACATGATGCACCTCTTTCGTGTGGATCGTATCACGCCTGATGTAGCGAAAGGCTAAATGCCACGGCCATCGAGGCAGCAACGCTTGCAGTAGCTTTAGAGACCACCGGAGCAGACACCGGGCGCGACCAACTCGCCGCCTATCGGGAAGCGCTCGATTCCATTCCGGCGTCCGCAACTCCCGCCAGCGGCGCAGTGGATGCGCTTTCCGGCGCGGCCGGGCGCGGGGCTGAGAGTCACCGCGGGGCAGCCACTGCGGCGTCCGAGCACGCCCAGGCAGCTCGTAGCGTAGCGGTCGAAGCTACCAATCTAACCGGCATCGTTGCGGGGCTCGATTTCGCGACCGGACACCTTGCCGGGGGCTTCAGCCAAGCTAGGGCCGAGTTACTCGACTTTGCCCGCGGCGCTGAAACCGCTGAGGCAGGAGCGGCGTTACTAGGTGTGGCACTGGTCGCCTTGGCTGCTGGTGCGGCGAATGCGCTTATCGGGCTTGCCGATCGAGTACGCGAGACGGCGGAGCAGACCGGCCTAAGCATCCCAACCGTCCAAGCGCTTGGCTACCAGTTTGAGACGATCGGGCAGAGCGCCGACGCTTCTGGGCGTGCGCTTCAAATCTTCGAGCGCAACGTAGGCACGCTAGCTGATCAGATCGACAGAGGTTCGGCTCCTACAGGCAAGATGGCGCTCGATCTTGAAAAGCTTGGAATCGACCTCGGGACGTTTCTGAAGCTCAACCCCGACCAGCAGCTTGCTGCGGTAGCTGACGCTTTTCGGAACGCTAGCGATTCTCTGAATAAAACGCAGATCGCGATGGACCTCTTTGGACGGTCCGGAGCAAACCTAATCCCGATTTTGAATCAGGGCAGCGCCGCCACGAATGAGGCTAAGGCGGCAATCGACGCGTCCGGAGCCAGCATCGGAGTAACCGAAAAAAGCGTTCTGGCTTACCACAAGTCGATGGCAGATCTAACGCTCGCCATGCAGGGCTTTGAGGTCGTGGTCGGCGGGCCGGTCATCAACGCGATCACCGGATTGTCGAGGGAAGTGCTCAGCGCCGAGCAGCACGTCAGGGACTTGCTGGGCATCTTTCATTTGCTCCCCGCGCCGATCCAGGAGACGATTACAAAGGCGCAGGATGCGAATGATAAGTTTCACCTCCTAACCGATGCCTTGCACCTATCGGCGGGGGCTTGGGACGCCGCCAAGTTGGACTGGTCCGGCGCAGCGGATCAGTTAGGCAAAGTGAAGGATAATACCGACGGCGCTGCTAGTGCCGTTACCAATGCCACCGGTCCGCTCGCCTTCGCTGCCACGAACATCGATACGGTGGGCAAGACAGCCGCAGTCGCTGGGCCGCTTGTTGACCAACTGGGTGCTACCTTCGGGCTGATGGGCAATCAGGCAAAGGCGTCTGCGGTCGAGGTGGAAGGCTTCGACACGAAAGTCCAGAGCCTGCTTGATGTCTTTCCGCAGTTCGATTACAGCCTGAAGCACGCTAAGGAGACGACCACCGAAAATTCCGAGGCTTATCGAGTAGCCGCCGATAACGTTAAGAAGCTTGACGATGCGTGGAATACCGCCTCGTCCAGCGGCAACGTCCAATCGATGATCGACACCATCACCCAGGAGCTGGACTCGGGCCTTCTCCCGGAGATAGCCAAGGCCCACGAGCAGATTGTCGGGATGCTCAAAATCCCCTCGCCGGAGGAAAACGAGCTTACCCGTCAGCTTCACGCCACAGAACTGCAAATCGATACGTTCAACGCCAAACTGTCGAACGGCAATGCTTCGCAACAGCACATCGCTCACCTGCAGAACATCGTCGATCAGGACAAACTCTCAGGCGCCGCCGCCTCGAAGACAGCAGCCGATCAAGCCGAACTTGATCGCCAGATCGAGTACGACCCATCGGGGGCCGCGTTTGCAAACGCCCAGAAGACTATCGACTTTGCCCTCAAACCGCACCAGCAGGCGCTTAAGGACAACATAAAAGTCGAACAAGATAAGACCCAGGCCAGCGCAGATACTGCTACCCAAGAAGGCAAGACGGGACTCACCGAGACCGAGCGGGCGCGGTTGCTCGGTCTCTCTAGTGGCAAGGTTGAGGGCTCGTACAAAGACCAGACAACGGCGACCGGCACGGCAGGGAAGTCGGTCGGCACGCTGGCGACCGACACCGAGGCGTCGGCAGTTCGCCAGAAGCTGGTGATCGATCCCATCGCGCGGGCGTGGGATTTGGTAACGGCCGCCATCGGGGGAGCGATCGCTAAAGTCGGGTCGATACCTAACATCCTCGGGTCAGGCTCCGGCAGCGGCGGGATGTCGTTTCCGGGTGTTGGGCCCGGCGGCCTTATGCGCCCCACGACATCCGGTAGTATCTCGCAACCGTACGGGCCCACCGACGAAGCGCTGGAGCCGATGATCAACGGCCAGCATTTCCATCAAGGAGAAGACTTCGCTATTCCGGTCGGTACGACGCTGGGCGCGGCGGGCGCCGGGGTTGTTAAGGCAATCGGCAGGCAGGGGCAAACAGGGCTCGGACTATCGATCACTATCGACCTCGGAAACGGCCTGGAGGAAACGTTTGGTCATCTCTCGTCTACTCTGCTCACCGTGGGTGACCGAGTTGCCGCGGGCGCAACGGTCGGACTATCAGGCGGCGCCGTGGGAGACCCGAATTCCGGCCTTAGCGAGGGGCCGCATACGCACATTGTGACCACGCGGAACGGCGTGATCGTGGACCCGGAGACGGTGTGGGGCACTGGCTCGTCGAGTGCTGGCAGTGGTTCTATGCCCGCTGGCCTATCCGGTAATGCGGGTGACATTGCTGGCTGGGCAGCTGCTAATGCGGCTCGTTTCGGCGTTGACCCCGGTACGCTGGCGCGAGCGCTACTCACCGTATCGAATTATGAAGACCCTGGCGGTACATCCGGCAATCCGTTCCAGTTCTCAGGCGGCACAAGGGCGACAGCGGAGGCTGCGGGGTTCAACGTTACGACCGCTAGCGGCAGTCTCGATGCCTTCGCAGCTAGTGGCGATCTACAAGCGGGTATTCGGGCATATCAAGCGGCTGGCGGCGGAGAGGCTGGCGCGCACGCGATGGAAATCGCGATGGAGCGGCCAAACGGGAGCGTAGATGATACCCGCGTGAGGCGTGGTGACTTCAGTGCAGCGTGGAGGGCCGCTGGTACTACGTTGAGCGGCAACGCTGGCCCCGGGGTAGGCACTGCACCGGGGCGCGGTGCCACCGAGGGCGGGGCCGCAGATGCCAGCGGCGGGGGCGCGGCCG